AGGGTTTTGTTTTAAGGGGTCAATTAAATTAGTTAACCAAAGATTTTTTGGAGGCCAGTCTAATACAGTTACGTCTGTATTCATTAATAGTATGTAGGGGGTTTCAGCTAACTTCAAACCTATATTAGCTGCTTTAGTGAAGCCTATAGGTTCATTATACCAAACAAAACGTACTGTGTTAGATTTGCTTTCTAATAAAAAATTAGCTGTATCTCTATCGCAACCATTACACACGACTAATATATCCGCTACATCCGGATCTGTATTTTTAATAATAGAATTAACACAATCTATAAGCAAACTCGTAGGTTTGTAAGCTGGTATTACGATTGTGGTATCTTTCATTTTAAATAATTACATTTATTTGCAAATAAGCAATAAGAAACCCGCTCATTACTGAGCGGGTTCTTTTTAGAACACTTTTTACTAAGTGTAGACCTCTTAGAGGAATACGCTTTGTGTACCAGGTGTAAACGATGTGTGTAGACCTGTTACGATAATTAAGTGGTAGTATAATGCTGCACCGAAGATATGGTCAATAACGCCATAACGGGTCATTAAACCAACACGTGGGCTGAAGTCATTAGGTCCGATTGTACGTTGTACCAATACTGGGATGTATGGGCAGTATACAATACCTGTATCATAGTATTCAGCACCCTTGTAACCTAATAGAGCATACTCTAATGGGTTTGAACGAGTACCTACTTGATACTGAGCTTCTGTACGTGTATCACGGTAAACATTGAAACGTCCGCCAACTGTACCTACCTTAGCGATACCAACAGGTTGAGTGTTGACATTACCTTGAACAGGGAACCATTGGAACTCAGGAAGCATTTCTAACATTGCGCAAACGCGAGGTGTTGCAACAATGAAGTTTGCAGCGCCACGACGGTTACGGATAGCAACGCGGTTAGCTTCAACGATAACACGTGCATAGAAGTCACGGTTACGTTCACCTAACCAACGACCATCAGCTGATACTGGTGACCATACTGAATAGCCTTGACCAAAGCCTGCATTGATTGCAACTTGGCACATACGGATAATCATTTCGCGGTCGATTTCAGCTTGAATTTCGTACGACATAGCGTTCGTTAATTCATTGTCTACGTCGATACCGTTCATGTTCTTGAGATCTTGCTCAAGTTCAACGGACCAACGAGCTGCTAAACGACGTGTACCGGCTTCAACTGCTGTCTTTTCGAAAGCAACAACCATCTGAGGGATGTTTGAGCTTAATTCAAAGTTTGCTAATAAGTTAGCAACGCCTTGATCGAAAGCAGGTACTGGGAAAATGTCAGAACCTGTAGGAGCTGTAGCACCACCGGATAGCCAGGAAGCAGATGTACCAGTGAAAGCTGTATTTAAATAATTCCAGCCTGTTTCTGTACCATCTGAATCTGCTGTCCAACCGTTAGCGCTGTTTGAAGCTGCACCATAGCCACCGTCTGGGCTTGTAGCACCGAGTGGATCTGATTCGTAACGATAACGTAAAGCGAATGCAAGACCGACTGGACCACTCATAGGTTGAACACCAACGATTTCGTTTGTGATCAATTCTGGGAAAGTACGACGGATCATCGGAATGAGGATCTTTGGTAGACGAGCATCACCAGTAGCATAGAAGTCACTTGATGGTTTACCACCAAAGCCCATTGAGCCTGCTGAACCAAATGAACCACCGTAACCGGCAGTATTGGAAGCTTCAGTTATGCACCACTGTTCTTGATTTTCAAGAAGAATAGCTGTGTTTAGCTTTGTGTGATCATCTTTGATCGCTGGAGTTGCATCATCAGCGTGCTCGAGCAATGGAGCCCACTTTTTGAGTAAGCTTGCTGCACGATCCTGATTGATGTAAGATTGTGAAGGTTTGATTGATTTCATATCTAATAATATTTTTTTAAACTAACATTACCTCAAGTACATAACAGTACTTCAACATGTAGATATACTTACATAAAAAAGCCCTGATTTCTCAGGGCTTTGTAAATTATTTTATCCTAAAACTCAGTAAGGTTTTTTTGTAAACTCACTCACGTAAGCTTTTGCAACATATGCTGCACCTTCAGTTGCTTCTGCTTCAGCTGAAGAATAAGACTTGGATTCTTTAAGTACTTCTTTTGGTTGTGTTACGTCTACACCCTTTGTCTTTGTTTGTACGGATTCTTTAAGAACCTGTACTTCATCTTCTTCTTTCTTATCGTACATTTCTGCAACGTAATTGAAGTTTTCTTTAATGGTTTCCATCTTCTTTTCGCTAAGAACACGTACCATATATTCTTTCTTAGCTTTTGGGAAGTTTTCTAATTTCTTTTCTAAGAATAATTGTTTTTCAGCATTTTCAGCTTTTTCTGTAATAAGTTTTACTTGTTCTTCAAGCTTTTTAATTTGAGCATTAGCTTCATCAATTTGCTGTTTACCGTCTAATAGTGCTTCTTTAACACCTTCATTAACGAATTCATCACTTAAACCCACTAAACGTTTTACCTCTTCAACAATCTTGCGCGAACGAGCGTTTTGTGTAGCTTCTTGAATCTGTTGTGCTGGGATTGATTTGTCAATATAAAGATCGATATAGTTAGATAATTGTTCTACTAATGTTTCTTTAAATTTCTTTGCTTCATTGTTTAAAGCATTTTCATAAAGTTTTACAAGCTTTACTAATTTCTCACTGTGAGTTTCATCAAGAGTGTTTAAAGCATGTTTAAACTTAGCGGAATGTGTCTCGTCAATACGAGCTACAATCTTGTCAAGTTTTTCTGTATGATCAGCATCAATTGCTTCTAATACGGCTTCAAGCTTTGAAGCATATTCATCATCTTGTTTAACTAAAGCTGCTTCAACAGCGAGGGATACTTTTTCTTCAGCTTTCTTTTCGATTGCTTCCGAAATTGCTTTTAAGGTATCTTCTGAAATGATATCCTTAGTAGCTTCTTTTAAAAGAGAATTAATGTCTTGGCTCATATATGATAGTATTACTTATATAAATTGATGGTAAAAAACAGGATTTTACTTATCCTGAGTTGAAAGTTTCTTATCTGCAGCTTGGATACGTTGTTTAATTTTTTCATTAACTATGGCTGCAAGCTGTTGATCGGCTTTCTTAAAGTCGTTTCGAGCTACATGATTAACGAACTTAGCTATTGTTTGCTTTGTGTTCATATATTATTTTATAGAATTAATAAATTGTATGATCTGCTCTCTTAGATAAAGATCTACATCTTTTTTAGGTAATGATTTTAATTTACCTTCAAATGTATCGTATACTTCTTCGTATAAACCGTTACCTTTTAAAATAAAAGTTTTAGATTCTAAAATACCATCAACAAATGCGCCCGGAGCAGAAGGATCAGCAACAACGTCCACAGTAATGAGTTTCATGTTTTTAACATGATTGACGCCGCCTTTTTCTTCAAGTTCGCCAAGCGCTCTGGAAGAAACGCCAACCTTAACACCATCTCTAATTAAACTTTTTAAAACCTCTCCGAGTGGTGTACTTAAAACTTTACTCTTACCACGGCAAATATTACCTTCCATACGTAATTCAGTAATAAGATGGCAAGCACGCTCGCTGTTAACAGTAGCACTTTGTGGGTGTTCGAGTTCTCCTAACGCACGATTATTCTTAACAAATTCATTATTGTAACGATCTACCTCTTTTGACATCTCGTTGATATCATAGATACGATTGTTACGATTCTTTTCACCAGCTACCATATAAGTACCAGTAATATACATATTAGCTGGTTTATCTTTATTACCCTCTTCAATCAGGTAATCAAGACCCTCTGTAATTGGATTTTGTGTTATTAACTTAAGTAACATGTTGCTTATATTTATTTATGTAACTCCTTGCTTTTTCTATGGTATATTATAATATAAAGCATGGGTAAACCGAAATATAGTGTTATTATACCGACGTATAATCATTTGGATAAGTTCTTGAAGCCATGTTTAGAAAGCATTATACGTCATACGGATTTAAATAATACTGAAGTTATTGTAGTAGCTAATGGTTGTGTAGATGATACAGTAGTGTATGTCAACGATTTATCGGTAAAGTACCCAAGTATTAAACTTATAGAAAGTAAAGAGGGTTTAGGTTATACTAAAGCTACTAATTTAGGTATTAAAGCTGCACAAGGAGAATATGCTATCCTCCTTAATAACGATACCGTACTATTACCACAACCTACAGATTGTTGGTTACAGCAGTTAGAATTACCCTTTATTAATGATCCTAAAATGGGCGTTACAGGGCCATTATGGATTATAGATAAAATCACTAAAACTCGGTTCGTTGTTTTCTTCTGTGCAATGATACCAATGAGGTTGTTCGACGAATTGGGGTTATTGGATGAAGTATTTTCACCGGGTGGTGGGGAAGATATAGACTTTTGTATAAAAGCACAACTTAAGGGTTATAACTTACAGGTGGTTCCATATGATACAAATTTGCAAAAATCAGAAGAGTCCTCTAAAACAGTGATTGGTAATTTTCCAATTTATCATTACGCAGAGGGTACGTTTGAAGATATTGAAAGTTATGGTTCATTAACTTTTAAGCGAAATAGCTTAATTAATTTAAAAAGATATGTAAAAGATATAAAGCTACACTTAACTTCTATATACGATAGAAATGTTTTACCAGAATTTATTAAAGTACATCCAATTGTTAAGACAAGCGATATAGTTTGCAAGTGGGATGAATTAGAGTTTGACGATAATTCAGTAAGTGAAATTGCATTAGCAAATTCAATTCATGAAATACCATTAGCATTGTTGAACAATTATACAGATGAGTGGTACCGGGTTTTAAAGAGTGGTGGTAAAGTGATAAGCTTAGTACCTATGCTAAATACTGCTGTGATTGTACAAACATTAATTAGTAGTGGTTTTAAAATTGATGGCACTCAAAAACACAATGAACATACAATGTATGTGCAAGCTTCAAAATTATGATAACAGATAAAGTTACAGCAACAGTTTCAACTAAAGGTAGGTACCATAACACTTTCCCGTTAGTATTAACATCTTTAGCTAATCAAACTCTTAGACCCTCAAGGCTTATTATATACGATGATAATGATACGCTTGAAGATATAAGAGAGAATGAAATTTATAGAAATGTATTATTTTTACTCAACAGAAGAGGTATTAATTGGGAAGTGACTGTGGGTGAGCGTAAAGGTCAAATACATAACCACCAACGCGCATTAACAGACGTAAAGTCTGAGTTTATATGGCGTTTAGATGATGATAATATAATGGAGCCAGACACTCTTGAAAAGCTTTATAATTATATTATTACTGATCCTAAAATAGCTGCTGTAGGTCCGCTTATCTTAGACCCAAAAAGTGAAATAAATAATAAATTAGCTTCAAATAAGATTGAAGATATATTCATGGGGATGAACATACAGTGGTGTGATCCTAAAGTAGAATCTTTTATTGAAGTAGACCACTTGCAAGGTAGTACATTTTTATTTCGTAAAGAAGCAGGTGCTCATGGTTATGACTTAAATTTATCTAAAGTGGGCCATAGAGAAGAAACAATCTTCACGTATGAAATGAGACGTGCTGGTTGGAAGCTGGTTGTAATGACCGGGGTAAAGACCTGGCACATGCGCTTTGGTGCTGGTGGTATTCGAAGCGATCAACAAGTAAAGATGTTCGAACGAGATGAAAGTATATTTTATGACTATCTTAAAAAGTGGGGTATAAAACCCTCAAACGTTAAGATATTCCCGTTAAACAGTGGTATAGGTGATCACTATGCTTTTAGAAGTATATTACCCGCTATTAAAGAAAAGTGGAAAGGATGTAGGATTGTTATAGGTGCTTGTTACCCGGCTGTATTTGAAGGAGAAGAAAATATAGAAATAGTTAGTTTAAGTGACGCTACGTCTTTTGTTAATGAAGAAGAATGTAATGTATATAGATGGATGGACCAGCGTAATTGGAAAAAATCTCTATCCGAAGCACTAAAAACAATGTACACATCATGAAAAAAGTACTCATAAGCCCATTTGCACAGTTATTACGTAACGGTAAAGAAAACCCTAAAAACTTTCCTTATTGGGAAGATTTAATTGGTTTAATGAAACAAGCTGGTATTACTGTTATACAGATTGGTTCTACTAAAGATAAACAGTTACCCGGGGTTGATGTTTTTAAACAAAACCTTCGACTATCTGAGATTAAAGATCTTGTAACTGAATGTGATACGTGGATATCTGTAGATAGTTTTTTACAGCATTTATGTGCATATCATAAACTGCAAAGAGGTATTGTTATATTCAGTCAATCAGACCCTAAGATCTTTGGATATACCCGTAATATTAATATGTTAAAAGACAAGAGATATCTTAGAGATAAACAGTTTTGGTTATGGGAACAATGTGATTATAATAAAGATGCATTTGTAAGTGCACAGGAAGTAATGGATACGTTATCAAAACTATTGAGTGATAAGTAAGTATTAGCGATATGGCTAATCCTTCCAGCACCGTAGGTCCTTCAGACTTTTTATCTACAAATTTAAATAGTAGAATTCAGAGCTATGATATGCTTGCTGAGCGTATCTTTTTTCAGCTTGGTGCACCTGTAATTAATTTAGAAATTGCTTGTAATGCAGCTTATGATGCTATTGCTTATGCAATAGAGTTGTATTCAAAGTTTACACCAGGCACAGAAGAATTAATTGTGTTTGATAGTGCCCTGTACACATACGGTCAGGGTATTAGAATGGACACGCTCATTAATAATACTTTAAATCCAGAAGTATCTGCCTTAAGTTCAACATTTCAGTCGGGATGGGATGTAGATATGAATGATTACAGAAAAGTAATCGATGTTACTTCATTTTCAGTGGGTTCAAATAACGGTGTTAATACATTGTTTACTATTGAACAATCAATGGCACAGCAAATGCACTTTGCATATAGCTTAGGTAGCAAAGCGTTTGACGTTATTTCTTGGCACATTTTAAAAGATTGGTTAAAGACGCGTGAAAAGATATTTGCACAGCAACCTTATTTCCGATTCGATCCTCGTACCCAAGTACTACGTATTACTCCAGATCCAGCCATGGCTGGCAAAGACAGATACTGGGCTACAGTAAGCTGTAGAATAGAAAGACCAATAAAAGATTTAGTTAAAGAGCGTTGGGTAATGGAATACGCAAAAGCGCTTGTTAAGATTAACATAGCTAATACACGCGGTAAGTTCCAAAACACGCAACTATTTGGTAGTGGTACACTACAATATAGTGAGTTAATGACGCAAGGTACAACTGAAAAGAAAGATCTTGAAGATCAATTACTCAATACGCGTCAAGAAGAT